TAAGAAGCTCTCAGAGGCCAAAGCTAAATCCACCCTTGGTGTAGCTGGCGATAACACACATAACGGTCAAATCCGTGCTGATGAGTTTCTCCCTGAACTGCGTGGCAAGAAAGCCATTCGCAAGTACCGTGAGATGCGTGACAATGATAGTACCGTTGGCGCTGTTATGTATTCTGTTGAGCAAATCCTTCGTGATGTTGACCTCCATGTTAACCCAGTTGACGAGAGTGATGCAGCTAAAGCGGAAGCTGACTTCGTTAAGAGCGTTCTTGATGACATGGATCACACACTAGATGACCACATTGCAGAAGCCTTGTCGTTTCTGTCGTATGGCTTCGGTTGGTTCGAGGTTATCTACAAGCGGCGTGTTGGCCCAACTGAGCGTTCTGATAAGAAACACTCTAAATACACAGATGGACGTATTGGTGTGCGTAAGATTGCAGCCCGTGCGCCTTGGACTATAAATAAGTTTGACGTAGATCAAAAGACTGGTGATGTTCTAGGTATTGAACAGTCAGTCGGGCTTATGGCAAGCAAGAATTATATTCCAGTTAATAAGTCCTTGTATTACCGCACTACTTCAATAAATGGTGATCCAAGTGGCCGTAGTATTCTTCGTAACGCTTATACTTCTTACGAGTACCTTAACAACTTACAGGCTATTGAGGCCATTGCAGTGGAACGAGAACTTGCGGGTATTCCTGTCGCTCGTATTCCCGCTGAGTATCTTTCTGGGGACGCTTCTTCTGCTCAGTCAGGATTCGTCAACAACTTGCAGCAAATCTTACGGGACGTCAAGTTCAACGAGCAAGGCTACATTATACTGCCTTCCGACACCTACCCCGATAAAGACGGAGCGCCTTCCTCCACTAGATTAGTTGACATTGAGCTTATGGCATCCAATGGTAAACGCAACATTGACATCAATCCAATCGTTAGTCGTTACCAGCATGACATTGCTCGTTCTGTACTTTCTGAGTTTCTTCTGCTTGGTTCCTCTGGGGGTTCTTATGCTCTCTCCAAGTCGAAGACAGACCTGTTCCTCCGTGCGCTTGAGAGTTACATCCAAGCAATCGTTGACGTTCTCAACAAACAGTTGGTCGAGCGTCTTTGGCAGTTGAACGGTCTGAATTATGACCTGATGCCAACTATTGAAGCTGGTGATGTTGCTCCCCACGATCTCCGTGAAGTTGCAGCTTTCTTGCGTAACCTTAACGGCGCAAACATTGACGTTAGCAGTCACCCCGAGGTTATTAAAGACCTTATGGATATTGCTGAACTTGATTATAATCCTGATGCTGGTGTTCAGATCACACAGGAGCCACAACAACAACAACAGGAAACTAAATAATGTCCACTCTTGACAATCGTGTGTTTGACAACGGTTTGACCGTCCTCGACACAGAAGCAAATAAAATTCTCCTTACGTCTCAGCAAGCAACGACCTACACTGAGGCTAACGCAACCTACGCTCTTGGTAACAGCACAAGCCTTTCCATTAGCGCACCACAGGATCGCTCAGGTGGGGGCCGTGAGGTTGTTGTTGCTGCTATCACTGATGGCTCAGTGACGGCTACAGGCACAGCTACTCATTACGCTATCGTGGACACTGTAAACAGCCGATTGCTTGCGACAAGCACCTTGACAGAATCGCAGTCGGTTACATCGGGCAACACCTTTACGCTGTCGTCCGTCGCAATCGGTATCCCAGATCCAGTATAAGGCTGACAAAACATGGTCACTCTCGTTAATCGCGCCAAGGTCGCCACGACCAGCACAGGCACAGGCACAATCACTTTAGGCGCAGCCGAGAGTGGCTATCAATCCTTCGCTGATGCAGGTGTCGTCAATTCTGATGTGGTGAGATACACCATTGAGGATGGCGATGCTTGGGAGATTGGGACTGGCGGTATAAATGCCGCCGTCACAACCATGTCCCGCACGCTGATCGAAAGCAGCACGGGATCAAAACTGAACCTCTCTGGTGAAGCTGTTGTGTACGTTACTGCCACTGGTGAAGATATTCAGCAGCCCCCCTCAGAGGGCGCTTTTGTTGATGGCGACAAAACTAAGCTGGATGGTATTGAGGCTGGTGCGACTGCTGACCAGACCGCAGCAGAAATCAAAACTGCTTACGAAAGTAACGCTGATACAAACGAGTTTAGTGATGCAGAGCAAAGCAAGTTAGCAGGTATTGAAGCGGGTGCCACTGCAGATCAAACAAAGGCTGACATTGATGCGTTAAACGTAGATGCAGATACTCTAGATGGTCAACACGGTTCTTACTACACTAGCTACGCCGATACAGCTGTAGCTAATATTGTTGATTCTGCACCAGGTACGCTTGATACGCTTAATGAGTTAGCTGCTGCGCTTGGTGACGATCCAAACTTTGCTACTACTACAACTACTAATATTGGCACTAAAGCTAATAAGACTATTACAGTTTCAGCAGGTAGTGGTCTTACTGGTGGTGGAGACTTAACAGCTAATCGCACTATTAGTCATGCTGATACAAGTACTGTTTCAGACGTTAATGGATCAGGCAACACCTTTATCCAAGACATTGGGTTTGACACATATGGTCACGTCACTTCTGTAGGCACAGGCACAGTTACTGTAGGTGATGGCGCTATGACTGTTACTGCAGGTTCTGGTTTGTCTGGTGGTGGTCAATTAGGTACAGCTAACCAGAGTGGTGCCTCTAGTGTAACTGTATCACATGCTGACACATCTAGCCAAGCCTCCGTGGATAACTCAGGCCGTACCTACATCCAAGATATTACACTAGATACTTATGGTCATATCACAGGTATCGCAAGCGCCACAGAAACCGTTGTTAACACAGATACTACTTATAGTGCAGGATCAGGTTTAAACCTTGCGGGTACTACTTTTAGTGTGACTGATGCACCTAAATGGACAACAGCCCGTACACTCTCCCTCACAGGTGACGCATCAGGTTCTGTCTCTTGGGATGGCTCTGGTAATGCTACGCTGAGTGTTAACATAGCTGACGCAACAGTTTTATCACAGGGTGGTGATATAACAGGTTCTACAGACTGGGATGACTTTATAAACAGTACGGAAGCCAGCTGGAATAATGTATTGAACTTTGCAGGAGCAAACGGTCCTAGTGGGGCTTACACTTACGGCACAGCTCTTAGCTTTAGTGACAGTTTCCGTAACGCTTTTCAGCTATACGCCCCTGAGAACGCATCTAATGGCGGAGGCCTAAGATACCGCACAACATGGAACAACGCTTCACGTCCTTGGGTAGAAATTTGGGATAGTGGTAATGACGGCTCTGGCTCTGGCTTAGATGCTGACCTATTGGATGGCTACCATCTAACTTCACAGAACAGGAACAACCAAGCTAACCGTGTAGTACGCACACAGGGCAACGGCTATGCAGAGTTTGGCTGGATCAACACACTATCAGGCGATACAACATTACCCTTGTCACGTATCTTTGTTGACACTGGTGATGGCTATATCCGTAAGAGTACACTTGCTCATGTAGCATCTCAGTTACCTATTGCCGCAGGTGGTAAGGTTTTACAAGTTGTAAGTGCTACTAAAACCGATACTTCTTCAACATCCTCAACAGGTTTTGTAGACATATCAGGGTTAAGTGTCAGTATTACACCATCAGCAACAAGCAGTAAAATACTGGTTATGTACAGTGTTTCTGGTACAGCAAACATAGGTAACTCAGGTGTAAAGTTTAGACTGTTGCGAGGATCTACAGGTATTTACGAGAATGGAGGAATGTCTTTTCAAGGTAGCTCTGTAAACTCGTTCTGTTTCGTGCATCAGTCGGCTCAAACTTTAGACAGCCCAAGCACAACCTCAGCAACAACTTATAAACTACAGTTTGCAAACACCGGAGGTACTACAAGCTACATTAACAGAACGGAAAACAACGTAGGTAAAGCAGCATCAAGTATCACAGTAATGGAGATAGGAGCATGAGTATAGCTGAAGCCCTAACAATTTTACATCCCGGAGAATGGATACTAGAGGGTGAGCCTACTAGCGAAGCAGAGTTCCATGCTTCTTTTAGCGTAATAACTGGCACAGACAGTAATGGCTCAAGTATTCTGTCATCAGACGTTAATAATTTTCAAGTCAACTGGGCTACGGTTAGTGCGAAAAGCACACAAATAGAAAATGATAGACCTGCTAAAACGGTTCGTGCAGAGCGTGACAATCGCTTGGTTGCAGAGGTTGATCCTATTGTGTCTAACGCTTTGCGCTGGGCAGACCTCACCGCAGCTAAACAAGCTGAGTGGGCGCAGTACCGCACAGACTTGCTGAATATCCCAGATCAAGCAGGCTTCCCAACTGACATCACATGGCCGACTAAACCCTAATACGTAGGACTTAAACATGACTAAAGCACGTGACTTAGCTGATCTGCTAGATGCTAGTGGTAACATTATAGCTCAAGGTACTATTGATGGGCGTGATGTTGCGTCTGACGGCAGATACAATGGAATTGAACGCATTTTCTGTCAGGTTTGACTAGTTAGAATTAAACGAGATGACTTACTAACTGAAACTGAATTGGCAACAGCAACTTCTGCAACAACTACGGGCTACACTGTTACCGAAATTCTTTTAGGAGCATAACATGGTCATAGGAAACTAAATCATGCTTGGATTTTCGCCCCTCGCCTCTGCGCCACTGGCTGATGACGGGGCGACCATTGTCTACCTGATAAATGCTGACGGCATTGTCACGGGGCAGGTCGTCATTGGATCGCCTACTATCGTGCAGGATCAGGCTTTGTCTGGTGATGACATAGCAACAGGCTTGCCTGTGATTGGCCCCTCCAGCATCGCGCAAGAGCAGGCTCTCTCGCCTTCCGATATTACGCTTGGAAGCCCGTCAATTCCATCAATTACGATGGCGGAAGACGAAACCTTTAATGCGGATTCAATTACGGCTGGCGCACCTGATCTTGCCCAGCCTGCTATCGAGCAAGCCCACATCCTCACAGCGGCGAATATAAACACCGCTCCGCCCGTTGTTCCTCCTGCACAATGCGTTGTCGTCTTCAATTTGTTTGCCGATGACATCACAACAGGTCAGCCTACGGTTGGTTCCCCCAGTGTTGCCCAAGACCACGACCTAGAACTTGTCGGTATTACTACAGGTCAGCCGATAATCCCCAGTATTACGATGTCTGAGGAAGAGACGCTTAACGCTGATCCTATTGTGTCTGATGCGCCTGTTGTTGGTTCGATATCTATCAACACAAGTGGTCGTAGGGTTGTCTCTATCACAAGTAGTTCGATTAACAATGTTACTCTGGCTGAGGCTTATAACTCAGCTACTACGAGTGGCAACCAGAATAAGGTAGCTTAGAATGGCTTTTAACATTAAGCAAAACGACACATCCCCTTCCCTACAAGCTACCCTCAAAGATGCGCTTCTTGTTCCTGTAAACCTTAATGGTGCTACAGTCAAGTTCCACATGAAGTCATTAGATGGTGTCGTTAAAGTAGACGAGCCAATGACTATCGCGGATGCTGACGGTGGTGTCGTTCACTACGACTGGCAGACTGGTGATACCGATACTGTTGGTACTTACTACGCGGAGTTTGAAGTGACCTACGCTGATGCCTCTATCGAAACCTTCCCCAACACTGGTAGCTTGGTTGTGTCTGTAGTTCGAGAGTTGAACTGATGACGGACTTAACAAAGGCAGAGTACCAAGGCGAAAAAGTTACTCTTAACAAGCCCCGTCGTATTAGTGGGGGTAACAAGAAGTTTGAAGTCTTTGTACAAGACGGTGACAAGGTTAAACGAGTTACCTTCGGTGATCCTAACATGGAAATCCGTAGGGATGACCCTAAGGCTAGGGCAAACTTTCGCTCCCGACACTCTTGCGACACTAAGAAAGATAAGACAACGGCTGGCTACTGGTCATGTCGTATGTGGGAAGCAGATACATCGGTGGGTGAAATGACTAAATTCGAAACTAGCGGCAAGATAACAAAAGTTGATGAAGAGCAACGTATTATTTACGGTTACGCTTCTGTCGTCACAAAAGGTGGTAAGCCTGTAGTTGATCGTCAGGGTGATATTATTTCCCCAGCGACAATGGAAAAGGCAGCAACAGAGTTCATGCTTGGTGCACGTAATGGTCTTACCATGCACAAGGGTGAGCCTACTACGACTATCGTACACTCCATGCCATTCACCAAAGAAATTCAAGAAGCCTTTGGCATTGAATCTGACCTCGAAGGTTGGCTGATTGCAGTTAAAGTCCACGATGATGAGACTTGGGAACGGCAAAAAGCTGGAGAGTTTACAGGGTTTTCCATCGGTGGCCGTGCTACAAAAGTAGAGCTTGATGACTAAAGTTTGTTTTTCTTGTAAGGCCGAAAAAAGCAGACTTTCTTTCAGTAAGAATAAGGCTAGGAAAGATGGTTTACACTCTTACTGTAAAGACTGTTGCGCACTAAAGCGAAATAAAGAGAACGAGCAAAAGTATTACTCAGAGAACAAAGAGAAATACCGTGAAAACTTGTTAAGGTGGCAGAGAGCAAACCGAGATAAAACTAGGGCAAGCTCTCGTAAATACTACAGCGAGAACCGTAGTGAAGAGATAGCTCGTTCCGCTAAAAAACGGGTAAGTAGAGACTTAGCTCGCCCCACAGCCTTAACTAAAGAACAAGCTCACGAAATACAGAATTTCTATTGGCTAGCCCAAGACTTAAGGGCCGTCACTGGAGAAGAATACCATGTGGACCACATAGTTCCGCTGAATGGTAAGAACATCTGTGGCCTCCACGTACCTTGGAACCTCCAAGTGCTACCCGCAGATATAAACTTAAGCAAAGGAAACAGGTATGACAACCTTGCTTGAAAACCTACAGCTTGAGGAAGTGTCCCTTGTGGATCGCCCTGCTAATCAGGAGGCTACTATTGCACTCTTCAAGCGTGACAATTCCGAAGAGGAAATTACGAAAATGAATGAAGATATGGAAGCCAAAGTAAAGGCGTACATGGACGACAAAGGTTGTGGACGTGGCGAAGCTGTGAAAGCTCTCGGCTACGACATGGAAAAAGCTGATGAAGTTGTAACAGAAGAAGTTGCTGAGAAAGCTGCTCCTGAAGTTGAGGCTGTAGAAGCTCCCGAAGTTGATGTTGAAGCACTAAAGGCTGACTTTGATCGTCTTTCTGCTGAGAACCAACATCTCCGCAAAGGTTTGATTGACAATGGCTACGTTATCCGTGCTGACTCAATCGAGAAGAAAGCGGAAGAAGAAATGATGGACATCGACGGTGAGATGGTAGCTAAAAGCGACATCCCAGCCCCAGTCCTGAAAGCACTTGAAGCTGCTGCTGTAGCCAAGCGTGAAAATGAAATCGAAAAGGCTGACCTTGAGTTGACAAAGAAAGCAGAAGAAGTTCTGCCACACTTTGAAGCTGGTGCAGCTAAGTCACTTCTGAAATCATTCTCAGAAGATGAAGCAATTATGGTGATGCTCAAGGCCGCTGATGCAGCTTTTGAAGCCTCCATGCAAGAATTTGGTAAGTCCGATGTAGACGGTGAGTTCGCTACCTCTGCTGACAAACTGGATGCTCTCGTAAAGTCCTACATGGACGAAAACCAACTGAAAAAGAGTGAGTTCGCCAAGGCTTATGCTGCTGTAGCTAAGACCGACGAAGGCAAAGCACTCATCACTAAATCCTACAAAGGGGAATAACAATGGCCGTTATGCAGTCTCGTGATAACCGCACTTTTATCGCTGGGGAAGACCTTTCCGCAGCACAATTCAAATTCGTAACTCTGGAAGCTGACGGTCAAGTTGATCTGGCTGACGCTGCTGGTGAGAACGCTATGGGCGTATGTCTCGCTGGTGCTGCCGCTGGTGCTGCTGTAACAGTATGTGTCTCTGGTTCCGTAATGGTAGAAGCTGGTGGTGCTATCACTGCTGGCGACCAAATCCAAACTGGCGCTGACGGTACTGCCCTCTTGGCTGCCACTGGTGATGTTGTACTTGGTTATGCCCGTGAAGATGGCGTAGATGGTCAGATCATCGAAATCGAAATGATCCAAGGCGGCAACGTAGCAGCCTAATCTAGCATTTAAAGGAATAATCTAATGCCACTTTTGACACCATCACAGGTACATATCGACCAGCCGTTGTCCAACTTGACACTGGCCTATGTACAAGAACAAACTAACTTTGTCGCTGATAAAGTATTCCCAACCGTAGGTGTTGCTCGTCAGTCTGACAAGTATTACATCTATGACCGTGCGAACATGAACCGCTCTGGTGACGTAAAGAAACTTGCGCCACGCACAGAAGTTAACCGCATCGGTATGGCAGTTTCTAACGCTGCTTATTATGCTGACGTTTATGGCCTCGGCATGGACTTCGATGAGCAGACTATTGCTAACGAAGATGCAATGTTGGAAATCCGTTCCGCTGGCGCACAGACATTGACAACTCGCTTGTTGATCG